CAGCAGCCATATATCCTCCGAGCTCTTCAGTCATCCATTTCCCTTTTGCTTGGGTATCAAGTCTGAGTCTAGTTTTGAATATTTGTTTATAAGCTGGAGATTGCATTATTTCTCTAGTACCTTGACCAAAGTCAACTGCAAGATCACCAGAATAAGAAGCGACCATAACAGGCCATTCAGGATGTTTTCCAAGCATCCATGCTGGAAATTTCATTGTTGCTAATTCTGATTTTCCGTGTCTGGGGGGAACTGTAAGGATTACTCTAGCATCTTCACCATTTTCAACCTTTTTAAGAACAGATTGAAAAATAATAGCCATAGTTTCATGGAACCAAGTATCTTGGTATCTAGGATCAGTAGCGATCGAAAAATCAATCAGACTTTTCTTCGCTTGGTGTATCACCATCGTTTGCTCTTCTATTGGCGATACGTTCTGCAATTCTGTCAATTTGTTTGTCATTAAAATTATTTATTGGTTCATCATCACTTGTTTTATCGACTCTTTCTTTCATCCCATGGTTAGAAGAAAGGATAAGTTTAGCAATTGTTGAATTATAACTTCCAGACAACCCACAATCAATTAATCTTTGTTTTTGCTCACTGACAACCTTATTCAAAGCTATTTTAAACTTTGGATAAGATTTCGCCCAATTATACAAAGTATTTCTAACAACTCCTAAATATTTAGCAAACCCTTCAACTGTAGGTAAACTTACTTTTAGCTTAGTCTCATATGATGTATAGCCCTTCTCGTTATTTCTCATTTTCAAAAACCTAACATTTCTATCCTTACATAACTTAATATAACCATCAGCTTTATTGACGTATTCTTCTTTATATTTGAGACTATCAGTATTCCCTTCTGAAAAAAGATTATCTCCTGATTTTTTATTTTGTTTTTCCATGATTTTATTATAACACAACTAAAAAATTAACCACTAGCGAGCCTTATACTAGCTCTTACTCCCTTTTTGTGATGGATAGTCTGTTTATAAAAACCCATTTTTTCTAATTCTTCAGGAGTCCAGAACTCACCCCATATATTTTCACTAGCATCCCATTTGCCAAGTTGCCCAAATTTGATTAGAAATGCTGCCGCCATGGCGTTCGTTTCAGGATCATTTCTATCTGTATTTTTTAATTTTTTATAGAGTGCCGATCCTTTTCTATTATTAAATCTGATTACATTTTTCCAAGTTTCATCAGTAAATTGGAAAAGACCAGTTGGGTTCCCTGCCTTTTTCCCTTCTGGGGTTGTATTGACATTATCTGCAATCAAACTGCTCTCTTGTAAAGCAATATCAAAAAGAAGTTCTGATGGTACACCAAATTCATCTGATGCTTTTCTAATCGCAGTATCAACATTTTCTTTAGGTTTAGTTTTCTTAAATTCAGGATTTCTACCAAGATTTGTATTTCCTTTATTTCCTGATGGAGCAGTCAACAACTTCTCGCCCTCTGCTATCAATCGATTCACTTCATTAGTCAATCCTTTTACTCCCTGAGGAGAAAGTAACTTAGATTTTTTCCTTTTATTTATAACCTCGACAATATCTTCAACTCTTTGCTCTATCTCATCAAATTTTTTCTGTCTTTCTACAGTTATACCTCTTTCTCCCTCTGAGGCAATCGCTTGAGGAGAAAGCTTAATTTTTGCTATCACTTCAACGGCCTTATTAAGTAAACTTCTTAGTGGCTTTAACCCCTTAATTGTTTCTTTTTCTTTCAATTCTTCTAAAGTTTTAGACTTTTTAAATTCACTATAACCATATTCACCAAGAATCTTATCTTTGAGTGCACTTTTAGCATCACCTCTTAATTTTGATTTACCTTCATCAGATAAATCTTTATATTTTTGATCTTTTTGAACCTCATCAAACCAAACATTATAAACTCGATTATAAGATTCGTTAGCATCTTTAAACTTTTGGTCCCCAACCTGTTCTTTAAATTGCTTCATTTCTATACTTGTTTTCCTGTCCCAATTATCTTGGTATTTATAAGTAGAAACTCCCAAACCAAGGAATTCAGCTATTGCTACGGCCAAGATAGTTTCAAAACTTTCATCTTTTACTTCAATAACATTTTGGATAGAAAGTGGAGTTGCCGAATTAATAATTGATCTTTTAATATCAAAAGGTTTTCCACCAAACATTTCTCCCCTATAATAATCTCTAACTACTGAAGCAAGAGGAGCTAATCTATTTAAGAGGAGTGCATCCATAAATACATCCACCGCATCATCTGCACCAAATTTACCTGCCGTCAAATTTGTCCAATTACCTGTGCTTGACTTTCTCCATACCCCCCATTCACCATCTTTTTTTGTTGGAACAAGCCTAGCAGCCATAATAGCAATCGTTCTCATTCCACCAGTTACATCTACCCAATGCCCGAATATTTTAACTCTACCAAAATTCGTGCTTCTCATGTCTTCATCTATAGATTCAGGATCTAAAAACTTCGCTAACATCATAATTCCTGCAACATGACCAACAATACTCAACAACTGTTTTCTAGCTTCTTTTTTTGTAAATGGGGTTGCTTTTGAATCAAATTGATGGGCAGTTATAGTATCAATATTGCTCTTAAAGAATCTAGCTGACCATAAGAGCATATTTAATTCTTTTGCTGATGTGGTAAATTTTCCAAGACTTCCCCTACCAGTTAAAGAACCAACCAAATGGCCAGCACCTCTTGCCTGCTTAGGATCAAGAGAGTTTAAGCCCTGTTTATCCATCTTTGAAATAAACATATCAGCTAAATCAGCCCTCATCCTCAATGCCCCTCCTGTAAATGCTGTCTCAGAAGCTTTAAATAGCCTTCCTAGCCCAGGAACCTTCTCAGGTAATGATGTTGGGAATACCTCCTCATTTAATACATTCAATTGGTAATCTCCAGCCTTATATTTGCCATTTATAGCATTTGGTCGAGAATAAACATCAGCCTTAATAAAGTCCATTGTTTCAAAACCATCAATTTTTTTCTTTCTCAATTCCGCAGAAATATCACTAAATGATTTAACAAAATTCCTTGTCCAAATTCTTTTCTGTGCAGGAGTTCCATAAAGATTTTTAATTCCTTGCCTACCAAAAAAACTGTTGTCAATTGAAGCCATAAGAGATTTTGCTAAATTATTAAAAAATGCAGGAGATTCTAAAACTGGGTTGATTATTGCCCTCATCGGATCCTCTTTAAAAGAAACCCTCTGTCTTTTAGTTTCTAACTTCAAATTATTTATATAATTTTCAAGAGCTCTTTCTCTTAACCCATATTGTATTCTTGCTGAATTTCTAAACCACTCTTTTCTTGTAGTTTGAGGATCTTCACTCCACTCAGGATGTTCTTTTAATTCTGACTCCCAAACCTCTTTTGTCCTCGTCCTCTCCTCAGACAATTGATTAATTGTTTTTGCCTCTTTAAAAGAAATATTTACTCCAAGCCTCGTCCTTATCAAATCTTCTTTAAATGCTTTAAATTCTTTTGGATCAAGGACACCCAACTCATTGAGCCTCTCGATTTTACTTGATAAATCTCTTCTTACTTGAGGACTCATACCAATAGCTCTTTTAGCCCAAGTCTGGAAACCTCGTTGCATATTTTTTAAAAGAAGCTTGCTCTCATATAGTGAATTAATTCTAATAGCATTTTCAGAATCAACATACTTTTCAAATAAAGTTCTCCTTTGTTCACTGGTCATAGTAGCCAACTTAAAAGGATTTATCTTTTTTGCAACAAGAGCTGCTTTAAATTTATCTAATTGACTTTTTGTAAGACACCAAGCCATATTATTTTTCCCCTTTCTCTAACATTTTATTCCTTCCAAAAAACTATCCCAATCACTCTTATTAGGAGCTTTAAAATCATTGTCAATTTTTTTGTTTTCTGTTTTTATCTTCTCTTCTATTTTAACACCTCTCTTTTTTTCGTATGTCTCAACTCTAGTAGCCACAAGATTCTGCATTTTAATAACAGGGTTATCTGCCATTATTTTCTGCAAAATATTAATTTCTTGGCCAAATCTTGTAGAAGTTAAACTAGCAATTTTAGTAGCAACATCTGTATCTAATTGACCAAGTTCAACAAGAGCTGCAAATATAGAATTTTGTAGAAGTCCACTAGGAGGATCAATTTCTCCCCTAACAACCTTTAATGCCTCCT